CCAACAGCACCTGCCATTCCAACTCCAACTTTTCCTCCAGGCGTTAAACCGCCCCACCAGTCTTTAACAAACTTGCCACCTTTCTGAAGATTTCCTGCAAGCCCTGTAGCTTTTTGTCCTGCTTGAAAAACTCCACCTGCCCCAGCAGGTCCTACTCCACCGGCTGGATTAACCCATTGGCCTTGAGTTCCCAATGTTCCTAGTCCGCCAGTTCCAGTTCCAGTTCCCATACCCATAAGCTGACTTCCACCTCCTACTAAGAAGGCGTCTCTAAATGATCTTCCTGTTGATTTTCCTCTAAGTTTTTGTATGCCGAATGTAGCTAATGCTAATGTTAATGGATCCATAATAAATATCTATTGTATCTACCATTTTACATATAAGTAGGGCACATATCAATATCACGCTAAACTTAGATCATTGCTCAGTTTTGATTTGTAAGCCTTCTCTCCCGTATGAATAATTTCTTCATCTACTAAAGCGTGGATTTTTCCCCCTATATCTGTCCAGAGTTTACAGAAGTAAAAGTCCTCTCCCAAATAGATTTCTTCTTCTTGATTGTAATAAGTATCAAAAAAGTTAAATAAATTAGGACGTCTCACCATCTTCCCATCAATAACAGTGTCTTGTTTAATGGTTAGCTTAGGATAGGCTTTTATCAATTTGTCAAAAGCAGATCTTTGAATCATCATACATCCAGCAGGAGCTCTATGCACCTCAGCCCATCCTCCTTTTACTGTAAAATTATCAGGATCCTTGACCTTAATGGGAAAAGTTAAACCCATAGTTTCTACATCATCATCGGGACGTTTTTTAAAATCGTCTCTAAATTTATTTTGATTAATAGTTTTCATTGGATACGGAATACAGCTTATTTCATAAGGAGCGTGTAGAAGTCTAAAAATAGAGCGAGTCTCAAAAGATATATCCGAATCAATAAATAAGAAGTGCGTACACTTGGAGTTTAAAAAAGCAGATACACATAAGTTTCTTCCTTGAGTAACCAGACTACTCTTCAGGATTTGAAAAGTAATATAATAGTTATTAAGCAGACATTCTTTTTGAAGATCTAGAATTGATTTAGTATAATGGAGTTGCACCGTGTCATAACACGGAGTTGCTACCATTAAACTAATTTTAGACTTCGTTTTGTTTTCTAATTTTTGCTCGCTTGTCACGATATGCTCCTAGTAAAAATCTACGCCAAAATAATCCAATTACATTCCAGTCATAAAATTTTTTATAATAGTTTTTTTGAAAATCCAGTACGTCATTAATATCATTTTTAAACATCCCTTTTATAGCTTGAATACCCGCAGTAAATCTAGTGGCTAAATTGTCATGATCCTTAGTGTAAGGAACATAGATAGGGAATTCAGCACAGGTTTCTGGAATAGCGCCGAGGTCCGTGGTTATTAGTACCAAGCCTGCTGCCAATGCTTCCATAGCTGAGATACAGAAGGTCTCTTCCCATATAGAGGGATGGGCGCTGACATCATATTCATGCAATTTACCCATCAATTCCTTATGGGTGCAGTATCCCTTGTAATTAACATTCGGTAATTTTTTACATTTATCATATAGAGGCTTATATAGTTTATCGTTAGCTTCTTGAAAAGCATCACCATATATTTTAGTACTGGAATAAACATCCAGAGTAATGTCTTTATCTTTTTTGAGCTCTTCCATACATTTCAATAAGACTTCTAGCCCTCGCCACGGTGTAGTAAAATAAATCATTTTAATTTTGTCTTTTTTTTCAGCTTTTTTCTTTACTACCAACTCATCATAATCAATTCCATTCTTGATTACTAAACACTGAGGATTATCTAATTTAAAAAAGTATCTGTATTTCTCATAAGACCAATGAGAATTAAAAACATACCAATCATATTTAATATGATTTTTGGGGTTTTGAAACCAAGGAGCAATATTAGGTTGATCCCAGGAATTTTTCAGCCATAGAATATTTGAACGAACGGGGTGTAATGGTTCTTTTTCGGGAATGGAAGTGGTGAGTTGTACGGAGTCCCAATGAACAGGACAATATTTTTTTAAATAATCAAGTTGAATTTCGGTTCCACCATAAGGCTGCATTAATTGGTTTTACCAAATACCTCTAGGGATGCAACTGTTATTTCTAAATCTTGTCTAAAATCTTCCTTAGTAGTATCGGTAGCAGTTTGCTACATCAGCGTCAAACTCTGCTTTGTCAGCATATACTTTGCCTGTTCGTTTATTTTTAACTATCTCTTTAGCTTTAGCTGGTATTTTTATAGGGTCTGCCATTATGCGGTTCCTTGATCTCCTGTAATTAGGGCGTAAGAAATTAATCCTTTAATAACATTACCAGTTCCTGCTTTTAATTTCAAGGCATCGCTTTCCTCCAGGACCACTGGTCCTTTAGCTAAGTTTTGAGTAGTATTAGTGGTTAATTTAATAGTGCTAAATTCACTGGTAGCCACTGCACTACTATCATACATAAGAGCTGTTACTGTTGTAGTTGACGTACTTGTATTTTGTGTTTGAATATTCTGCAGAATAGCTCGAGAGCTGACATCTAGAGTTAAAACTGTAGTGGCCACGGTGCCTGTTAAATCAAATGTTTGGTTTTTATATTGTATAGCCATTATCTACCTTGTCCTCGATATTTCTTATATGTAGTATCCCGTTTGTTGAGGCGTTTCTTGTGCCTGTTAATTTTTTTTCTACTTTTTTTAACATAGTCGTTAACTCCGTACAAACCTTTTTTCTTAGCCATAACTAGCTATAAACCATTGAAATGCTTGTGTATCATTTTCAATAGTTCTTTGATAAGAAGTATTGAGCTGTGTTTTCATTTCTTCCATTTTAAATTTAATTTGTCTTTGATTAGATGCATCATAATCATCTGTGGGCTCTTGGAACTGTACCGTTATTTTAGCCATTATCTTCTCCCGTCAGGTTGAATATCTGCTCTAAAAGTACCAAATCGCCATGTTTCATTTACGGCATCATTCTCCACTTTTAAATTAATTAGTCTTGCTCTCGCTCTAACATCAACTTTAGTAGTGGATGAAGTAATTGAAATAGGACTTAAACCAGAAGGCGTATTACTATCGGCCGGATAATCTTTTAAATTAAGAGACATCTTAGCTGTCCCGGTTAAGGTTTTAAAATCAGGAATAAATCTTCTAATCTTCATAATATATTCGCCATCTCCGTCTACATCCAAATCAAAATCTCCAGATTGAACATAAGCTGCAATAGCTGTAGAGGCTCCAGTGCTAGTAACCGCATTGTTTCCTACTTCATGTTTATACATCTTAGTAATTCCCTCACTGTTTCCATAAACTAAAGGAGTGTCGGACACATTGGAAGAAGTTAAATATTCGGTAGCATAAGGATTAGGTTGGACATCTGAATCAATCCACCCCGTTCTTGCTAAACTTCCCGTCATCCATACCCCACCTGGTATTCCTGCGCTCTCAGCAAAGTTATAAGAAGTATATCTGTCTATAACGCTACTACCAGCTGTAGGATAATACCATGTAATTTCGCTATATAAGTTATTAACTCCTGCTGCCACTACTTGGCCTGAAGTATAATTAATATCATCAAAAATATAATCTTCTACATTACAAGATAAATTTTTAACCGTACCATCAAACATAAAGAAACCACCTGAGTCAGCCATCCAGAAGACTTTACCATTGGCAAAGGCGGCAGCATTATGTCCAATGCATCCGCAGTTTGTTCCTACTTGTCTGACAGAAAATGTAAAAGGTGGACCTACAAACTGCATAACATAGGCAGCTTTATCGGTTAAAATGAAAACATAATCTCGGCCTTGAATGGCGGCTCGTATTTCAGAACCTGACGATAATCTAATGAAACCTGCCGTATTAGTTGAAGTTGGAACCCAATCATTACGATCTTCTTGATCTGAAAATCTTAGAAACATTTTGTCTTGGGTATTTGTAGTACCAATTGTTGTTTCCGTTCCAAATAAAATAACGTGTCTATCTTTTTCTGAGACAATCATTGTTTCAGAAGCTGTGGGAGCACTGGTTACAATCGTGGCTCGTGTGGCTATAGCCGTGGGAACGTCTACATTTTCAGGATCCCATTGAAA